GTCATTTGCATGCCCAACCGCTCAAACGCCTCCTCTACCAGATCGTCGATCTGCAGGTCAAATACAGTAGTGCCTGAAGTAGTCATTACGCTTTGTACAGGTTATCAAACGTTACATCAGGGTCCATGTAACTATCATCCTGCTCGGCACAGTGAATCCACTGGCTAGGCCTAAAATCAGGTGCACCGTTTCCGGTCTCCCAATAAGCAGGACTTGTCACACGGACACGGTTATTGGGCAAAGCCACAATATTTCCTGTCCACTTGCCCGCATCCGTCAAGATCAACACATGACTTTGCTTGTGTTGAGCCGGACAATCCGCAATCTCACTCTCCGCATAGTCCACCGTAAACAAGTAACGCCCGGTATAAAACTCACCTGCTATCTTGCACTGCCACGGACTCGGGCTAGTGCGGGCAAACTTGACTACGGTGTGGTAATGCGAAGGACAGTCCCATGGTTGCGCTAAATGCGTCGGCATCCGCTCAGGCCACTCATCCAACCGAATGTCCCCAACGAGTGCCGTAATCGGCATCCGCGCCCACATGGCCCCGCCATGCACGTTTTCTGATCCGTCTGCATCACTCTCACAGCCAGTAAAAACCAACTGGAAGCTCAAACAACGGTCAGGCATGGTGTTTACTGCTACTGCCATCGCATGCAAGTATTCACCATGGTACTTTTGGTGCATATGGGTGAATTCACGTCTCACCCAGCACTTAAAGTACGGGATATTACTTATAAGATAAGCCATTAGCGGCCTTTGCCGCCACTCGCCATCATCTTTTTCTTCTTGACTGCGCCGCCTGCAGCATAGCCTTTTTTCACCATGCCACCTACTGCATAGCCCTTCTTCATCATGCCGCCACCCATCATCTTGACAGGCGCTTCACCCATTGCCATGCGCTTACGCGGGCTAACATCACCGCCTTCTTTCATCATGATCGGGCCCGATGTCTGGCTCGTCTTCGACAGCATCTTGTTGCGAGGACCGCTCTCTACTGCACCGCCGCCTTTGGTAGCAGCACCCATTCCACGTCCAGCCATGATTATTTCCCTTTCTTCATAGCGCGGCCTTTTACGTCCGCAGTTTTACGCTTGACAGCGCGACCCATTGCATCCGACGACTTCTTTACTGCCCCGCCTTTTTTCATGGCGTTGCCCTTCATCAAAGCAGCTTTTTTTGCCGCAGCCGCTACTGCACCGGCCATACCACGACCTTGTGGGGCTGCCGCTGCTTTGCCGCCGACACCTTCTTTGATCCGGGACATCAAACGGCCCATTTGTACTCGACTAAACATGCTGTTCTCCTATCGACGTTCAATCAAACGATCAATCTTCTCTTCGATACGATTAAACCGTTGGTCAATGTGCTCAGTGATTTTCTCGACCTCGGCTTTAGTGACCGAATCTCTCGCAATTTCCTCACGAGTGCGGTTAAGCAAAATCGTAATGCGCGCAAGTTCACTAAACTTCTCGTGCATCATGTATCCCAAGATGCCAATCAAAACAGTTAAGCCCGCGCTCCAAATTTCCACTAGTTGCACCACAAGCTCCTTAACACTTCCACCGGCGACGCGCTTGGCGAATCCGGCTGTTCGGATCCTTCGCTGCTTCCGGGAACATCTTCATCTGTCCCGCAGAACGCGCACAAAACGACTTACGACGTTTTGCGCGCTCACCTGACGGATTACTTTCAGTCACAGCAGTCTGGAGTTTGCTACCCGGATTAGCACGGCGATATGCTGCAACGCCTTGCTTAGTCATGCCCGCTCCGGCCTTGGTAGGCCGAAAGTTGCCGGACTTTACCGAGGTAGCAATCCCCATCCCTTTGGACTTTTTCGTTGCCATCGTCAGACAGCCGCGCCGCCCACAAACAACAAGGTAACACTCGTTACGTTAGCGCTTGCCAAATCAATGTAAACGCCGTCTGTAAAAAGAATGCCATCGTCAGGAAAAATCAGATCAACCGCACCTGCCGAAGCCGGGGTATTGATCGTAAGCAACGCCGTGCCGCCACTGGTAGCGCCGTTTTTCAAAGAAAACGACGATGCCGTAGCACTACAGGTGTAGTACACCCCCTGCACTCGCGTCCTGCCACTAATGGCATCATCAGAAGCGGTCTTCGTTACCGCCGAGATATCACTTGCAAAGCTCATTGCTGTGGTCCTTCCGTAGTCTCTGGCTCTGGTAAATCTAGCCTTGCGATCAGGGCATTCAGTACATCAATTGCTGCCTGTGACGCAACGGCCACGTCGTGTGCGTGATTCCGTTGCCGTTCCATGTTCGCTACCTCAGAGAGTAAATACTCTTTGGTAATGTTCATCAGGCCTCAACGGCATACAGGAAGTACGCGGTGCCAGCAGAGTCAACAAAACGGATCTTCTGGGTCGCCGTGGTGGGTGTTGCACCAATCGCCTGAACCATTGCATCCGGTAGGTTAAACAAGTTGCTGATCGTGCCCGAGCCGCTGTTGGTAACACGAATAAACGAAGCATTCCCCGGGAGGGTCGCGCCTGCGCCAATATCCGAGTCCACCTGCAACGCCGCCACAGTGCCGCCTACGGTAACACTGGCTGCTGCGCCAAGAGTTACACGCAACGCGTTACCTGCGCCAGAGATCGAACCACCGGTGTTGACCGATAGCGAGATGTGCGCGCCATTGACGGTGCCCGCAGTTGCTGCATTCGCGCCAGTTACACGCGTAAGCGCACGAAGCGTCTCGCCCGAACCGGTCGAAGTGATGTCCAGACGGTTATAGCTTAAACGAGTGTCGCCAGTTGTTGCCGAACTTGTAACAAATGAACTTGATACGTTGCCCGCAGTAGTAACTGCGATAGGGGAAGTAGCGGAGCCCGAAATAAAACCGTTGTCAGATGCAACCGGGCCCGAGAACGTAGTTCTTGCCATTTTGATATCCTCACATGCGAGATTTGTGGCATATCTGTCTGCATGTCGTCAGCCGGGACTGTCAGATATGCCGGATAACCCCGGAATAATGCCAATATACACGACTGGTTATAAAAGAAAAGGGGAGCCGAAGCTCCCCTTTTTCTCTTAGGCCGCGCCGGGCGAACCGAAGATACCGCGCCAGTCAGAGAAGCCGAAGCTGTAACGCTCACGCGCCTTGTAGCGCATGTTGCCAGTTTCGAAATCACCTTCAAAGGCGGTCTTCATGCTTACACGTTCAAACATCTTCATGCCGTTCGGAGCATCGGTCTTGATAAAGAACGCGTCCGGATCGGTCAGGTAGTGGTTGACAGTGTAACCCTGCGGAATCATGCCCATGTTCTTCAGGGCGTTGATGTCGTTGTCAGCAGTGCCAACACGCAGAGTGGACTTCATGATGCGATCCGCAGTGAACTGAAGCTCTTTCGGGATGATCAGCTTCAGGCCTTGGATTGCAATCTTCAGGTTACGCTCGTCCACCAACGACTGGATGTCGATGATGGCCTGTTCCAAGGAAGTCTCGGAAAGGTCAGCAGCGGTTGCCAGTTCGTTCTTCTGGTTAGGACCACCAATGATCGGGTGATCAGTCGAGCAGAGAGGAACACCATCACCACCGATAGAGGTAGTGAAAGCGCCATTCAGCACAGAGGCTGCCTTGATCTGCTTGGTGGTAGCCATGGAACGAGCCAGAGCCATTGTGTAACGACGAGCCAGACGGTCGTACAGGTTATCTTCAACGGCTTCTTCAGTCAGCGAGAACGCCAAAGCGATGGTCTCGTGAGTGTAGCGAGCAGTAAAGACTTCCTGCGCGGTGTCATCTTTTACTAGTTGTGCGCGTGAAATAGCCATGGTTTAGCTCCTATTAAGTCAGGCCAGCAACGCCGATGCTGCCGTATTGATGCGCATTGATCTTTACGACGACTTGGGCGAAGTTTTCACCTAATTCATTGCTGGGTGCGTTATACAGACCAACAATCTTTAGGACCAGTGTGTTAGTAGTCAGGATGGCGGACGAATCCAACTCCATCGCCGAGATACCCGTGATATTACTACCTGCAGTGTAGGCAATTGGAGCGTTTTGACCGATATCCGCTTGGACGATATCTTCATCAGCTTGAATCACAAAAAGCTGATTAGGATCATCAATCACATCAGCCAGAATCTGACCCGAAGTGATGTTAATCGAACCCGGATAGAAGTTCTTAAACGTCGGCTTGCCAGTGGTTGGATCAATGTAGCTGCAACCGTTAAATACACCAACTGCCGTGGCATGAGTGCCACTGATATATCTAACGAGGAAGCCAGCGACGAGAGTGACTAGGTCACCTTGATAAATAGCGCCTGATTGGTTGTCCGCAATGACATAACCATACTGCTTCTGGGCACCAGTAGCAGAAAGGTTGCCAAGCGGACGCAGACCAAAGGCTTTATCTACGTTTGCCATTTGTCTATTCCTTAAAAAAGTTTACTCATCAGCCTTCGGACTTCCGAAGACTGTTCGTGACTGACGTGACGGCTGGGTGATGCGCATGCTGTCGTGAGCATTCGCCTTCATCAAGTCGTTATCAACAGCCTGCATCTGATCTCGGGACCGTGAACTGTAATACGCGTTGCGCTCTGCTACTGTCTCCTCAGGAATTCGTGCTAAAAGCAAACTTCCCACACCGAGAATCCCGGCGTGTCGGTTGCCATCCATCGGAGTGCCTAGGAAATCCGGATACTCGTCGGCACGTACCAACTCATAACCTTCCCGCAGGCGAGATGCCACATTGATACGATCATCGTACCCGTTGGCTTCTGCTCTGATCCAGCGATGCTTATAGCCCGGAGGAGCAGGAGGCGCATCAAGTTTAGAAGGAGGGGCCCACGGCTTACGGCGCGCAGTGGCGGAACGGCTGTCAGCTTCCCGCGACTTACGATTTAGTGATGGCACATCAAGTTTGTCCATGGTGTTACTCCTTAACGTATTTGGCGTATTCCTCTAACGGAACACCGAGTTTTTTGGCAATCGCGACCTGACTCGGAGTCAGTTTCACGCTGCGGCGCGCTGTGTTAACTCCCGACGAACGGGTGGCAGGAGCAACGGAATGCGCGGACCGTGCTCGCTGTTGCTTAGGCGGAGCCAAACGAGCGTTTTCACTTTGGAACTTGTGAGGAAACGCTTCGCGGATACGCCTGTCTAATTCATCATAATACTCCTCGCTTTGAGGGTCAAATCTTTCTCGATTAACAAGCTGGGCATGAATGCCAAAAACAGCATGCGTCATCGGGACATCCGAACCAAACCACGGGTTCTGCTCTGCCCACTCCTCCGCACGAGGATCCGGCTCCTGTGCCTGTTGCTGCGCCGGTTGGGCCTGTTGCTGCTGAGCCTGTTGCGCCTGCTGGGCAGCATACTGCTGCTCCTGCTGTTGACGCAACGCCGTTGCCTCTTCCACACGACGCTGATCCATCAAAATGGCCGTCAACCGCTGCTGCGCCTCAGTCTCCGTATCAAAATCGCCCTCTTCACGCGCCTGACGGATGACCTGCTTCAACGCCGTGATCTGCGTATCAATCCGACCCCTCGCCTCGTTCAAGCGCTCCGTGTCCGTATGCCTGAACTGCTGCTCTAACTGCGTGGCACGTTGTTGAACATTCTTGGCATACTCAATCGCCGCCTGTTCACGACGCTCCGTCTCCCGCAACCGGGCCGTTAGCTTCTCAATACGCTTGCGAACGTTGGCACTGTACTCATCCAAGTCCTTCGCCTGCTGCTTTTGCTCAACCTGCTGAGCAGCTTCCTCAGGCATCTCAACCTCAGGCGCTTCCTCAAGGCCGGTTAACATCGCCTCAGTACCATCTTCATTCATTTCAACCGTGGCAGACTCTTCGTCCTCGCCAATGTTGAACTCTAGTTGTTCATTTGACATGTGTTTCTCCTTTAGAGCAGGTGGACAATGTCTTCGGGATTGGCAATCGTCGCCAAAACCTCGTCATCGTTGATTAGGCGTATCTCGCCACCCTCAATCGGGATGCGCGAACCCGCATAGCGACCGAAAACAATCCAGTCCCCCGGCTTGCACCACGGGCCGTCTGGGAACTTGCTCTCATCGCAGTACGCCAAAGGGCCTACCTCAAGCACATACGCACAGGTAGTCGCCAATTGCGTCTTTTTCTGCGTCTCCTCCGCTATCGCAATACCGCCCTTGGTCACTCGGGCCCCGCGATACGGCAAAAGAGAAATACGCCAGCCCGTCGGACGCGGAAGATGATCCCGAACGCTCTCGTTCAGCTTCTCTTCATCCAACTGACCTTCATCGTTGAAGACATCGTCAATCGTTGGAACCTTGGTCTGCTGCTG